CCCGCAGCTATGAGCCGCTGGCTTGCTTCGTTTGCTAGTGCTCAAGTTCCGTTCAGCGGTTTCCGTAATGAATTGGGTCGTCTTATGTCACCTCAACTACGTGAAGTCAATCAAGAGTTCTTTGAGCTGCTTCGTAACCGTAACAAATATCTCGATGCTTTGGATCCTTCTAGTGCACTGCCTAATAAGTATGACTGGATTGATGGTAAGCTTGTTGGCTACTCTGAAAACTTCTTTACTCGTGCTTGGAACGCTTACAGTCCCATCAAACAATACGATGAAATTAGTCCTGAGCGTCAATACTTAATTGATATTGAGTACGATAGCCGTCCGTTGTTCAACAAAAACCGTTTTGGTGTTGAGTATTCGACTGAGGAGAAGTCAGAGCTTTACAGCCGTATTGGGCAAGATGGTAACTTTAGACGTGATCTTCAAGTGATCATGAAGAAGTATCCTGCTGAAATGTTCCGCAGCTCTATTAAACAAGCTAAAGTTGATCGGGCATCTAATCCTAATCTTCCTGATATTGATCCTAACCTTTGGAAGGGTTTGTATCGTGAAGTTAACCAGGCTTTACGCCGAGCTAAACGCGCTGCTGAAAACTCTCTTAGTACTTCTACGGATATGCGTAACCGCAGCTTTATCAAACGTAATGATGAGTATCATCAAACCCGTGGTAAGGTTTACGCACCCATTCTTGAAAATCGTTAATCCACCCATTACCCTAAACAACTAGCGTAATGGCTACAACTGAAAATACATTTACAGGAGATGGTTCAACAGTAACCTTCTCCTTTACATTCCCATATCTCGAAGAGACTGACGTTAAAGCAAGCATTAACGGAGTCGTTACAACTCAATACTCATTCGCCAACGCTACAACTCTGCAGTTTAACACAGCTCCCGCCAGTGGAGCTGCGGTTCGCATTTATCGAGAAACTGCAGACACCGATCTTAAAGCAACGTTTTTTGCAGGTTCAGCTATTCGGGCTGAAGATCTAAATGATAATGGTCTTCAGTCCCTTTATCTTGTACAAGAGGCAAAAAAACTTAGCAGAATCAGCTGATGCTTCAGCAGTTGCTGCCCAAGCTCAAACAGCTTTAAATACGGCTAACGCCGCTACAGTGACTGCTAACGCTGCCTCAACGACAGCTAATGGCATTGCTGCGACTGCTAACACTGCTCTTACTAACTCAACCAACGCAGTTAACACGGCTAACACCGCTAACTCAACGGCTACAACCGCCAACACTACTGCTAACACCGCTAACACAACTGCTAACTCAGCACTTAGTACTGCCAACTCTGCTGTGTCTACCGCTAACTCGGCGTTGACATTTGCTCAAGCAATCAACCCTGTTGGTGCTGTGATTTGGGTTGCTACAAGCACTGCTCCTAATGGTTTTCTTAAAGCTAATGGTGCAGCTGTTTCACGTACTACTTACGCTGCTTTGTTTGCTGCTTTGGGGACGCAGTTTGGTGCAGGTGATGGTAGCAGCACGTTCAATTTGCCGGACCTTCGTGGTGAGTTTATTCGTGGATGGGATGATGGTCGTGGTGTAGACAGTGGTCGTACGTTTGGTTTGTTCCAAGACCATCAACTTCAATCTCATAACCACGGTGAATTGTACAACACCCCTAGCAGTGGTCAAGACCAAGCTGGTAGTGGATCAGGTGATAACGATAACACTTCGTCTAGATACACTGATAACGGTGGTAATGTTGGTAACTTTGGTTCTGAAACCCGCCCACGTAACGTAGCACTACTTGCTTGTATTAAATTCTGAGTGGATCTATGGCAATCACAAAAAGTACATACACAGGTGATGGGTCTACTACTCTATACACTTTTTCATTTGCTTATTTAGATGAAGAAGATGTATCAGTAACAGTAAATGGATCACTTGTTACAAACTACACCTTTGCTAATAGCGACACTATTAGTTTCAATACAGCTCCGGGTAACGGTACAACTATTATTATCTTCCGTAACACGGGTATTAATCAAGTTAAATCTACGTTCTTTAGTGGATCAGCTATCCGTGCAGAGGATCTAAATAAAAACTTTACTCAAACCTTCTATGCCGTTCAAGAAACGGATAACGAAGTTATTGATGCAGTGTCTAATGCTAGCACTGCTTTAACCACAGCTAACACAGCTCTTAGCACGGCTAACACTGCGG